CTTCATGTAGCCCTTGTAGACTGCAATTTCGAATACCAGACCTGAGTAGGGGTCCTGTACGGTCATGATGTCAACAGCGGCGTCACCACCAGCCGGGAGAGCCGGAGGACGAATACCGAGTTCGATAGCAGTCCGGTGGAATGCTACGTTTGCGGTGAAGCTGTTACCGATGGTGATGGCATCATTGTCTGCTTCTGCGTAACGAAGACCCGGAGCGCCGATGGTGAATGAACCACCAGACAGAGCAGAGTTCGCAACGTAGATGTCAGAAGTGCCAGCAAAGGTGATGCAGTCACCGGCAAGCAGAGTGCCAGAGCCGGTATCAACATTGATGGTGGTGTCACCGACAGCGCCAGCCGCAGAAAGCTGGTAGCTCGTACCAGTTCCCTTGGTGTGGCTTGCAACGCCAGCCGATTCCTTAATCATGATGCCCTGAAGGTCGAGCAGAGTGCCCTGACGGAGAAGATCCGTACCACCAGCGGTGTTGACCTGCTGAAGCTGTGCAAGGTTACGCAGTTTCGTGCCAGCGGCTGAGTTCAGAACCAGAGTGATCTGGTTGTCAGTCGGGCAACCGTTGTCTACGAGGATCTGGCGAACTTCAGCAACAGTGTTGAAGTTAGAAGCGAAAGGAGTCGTACCCGCAGAACCTACGGCGCGTGATGCACCTTTGTAGGCGGCAGTTGCAAGCGTTGATTCAACATTGTTGCAGATGGCTCGCATCGCCTGCTTGATCTGGTCGCCGTAGATGGTTTCGAAGCCAGAGCCGTTGTTAACGTGCTTGATGTCTTCACCGGTCCACGGAATCTGAACGCTGACGTAGTTGTCGAGCGTCATGGTCTTGTTGTCAACCGTCTGATCGGTCCCTTCCGGGATGGTCATAGACGGAGCGAACGAAGTGTTGACACTCGGGGTGCGGGTGAATGCTGCACGGATCGTGTCGCCTTTAGCGGCACGGGTCGTTGCATCACCGTTGATGGTTGCTGAAGGAATAAAGCCGACGAGTTCTCGGCCTACTACGTCTGCGGCCTTGTATATGTCGGCTGCAAGTGCGGTTAACGTGTTACTCATGAAAATACCTCTAGTCGATTGTTACACCGACGAGAGGTATCAGGGGTTTAGCCTTCCACCTTCCCGCCAGCTTTAGCAAATTCAGACCGCTCAAAGTGTGACGCAGAATCAAACTTCTCGCGAGTCCAAACCTTTGCGCCAGAACCGTTACCGGCTCCACCGCTTGCACCGCCACCGCCGTTGGCCGGGGCCGCGATGAAGTGCTTGCCTTCATCCGTGGTTGCCCACGCTGAAACAAACTCTGTCAGATCCTTATCGCCGATGACTGCCTTTCTGGCATCCCCATCGACAATAACCTTTGCCTGTGATCCTAGCATAGCCTTTACCGCCGGTAGCATAGGAGTTGCTACACCGGCTTTGACCAATGCTTCCGTTAACCCGTTATCAAGCAGAAGTTTCTGGGTGAAACCAGACTCTGACGCCAAAGCATCTTGAGCCAGTTTAAGCGCCTTTTCCTGTTCCTTCTTGGTCTTGTGCGCCGTACCGAGATCCGCTTCCAATGCGTCAATCTTGGCCTGCAACTTGTCCAATTCGGCAGGGTCAATCGCTCTACCCTTACGCGCTTCCTTGAGTTCTGTCAGAAGTTCCTGATTCTTCTTGACCAAACCGCCGGTCGCCGCTTCAACCGCCTCGCTAATCTTGGCGTTGAAATCCTCTTCGCTGATTTCCATCGATACCTCTGGTTTTGATGGTTTGTCCCACAGGGACGGGGGTTAACGTGACACAATCACGCTTGGCGTGACTATATCACAAAATAAAATCAGTCAATACCGGCCTTTTTAAATAGCGCGGCGTCCTTGGAGCGTAATTGTTTCAAGGTATATTCGTGTCCTGTTTCATCTACAAAACGATCCAATGTCATCCCTTCGCGGAATAACTTTCCTCGGGTTGGCCCCAATACATCGTCTTGGAATGCTGGCGATTTCTTCTTGAGCCAAGTCTGGTAGATTTCAGCCTCGGGTACTTGGCCATCCATAGAGGCTCGGGTTCCTGGGGGTATATCTCGCTCTTTAAGTCCCAATTCCTTCCATGACTTGAGAACAGGAGCCGTGGTACTTCTACAGCGGAAATGCGCGGGTGGTCGAGGCCCAGAATCAACAGGGTATACCTTTCCATCCCGTGACTGGCATATTGGAGTTGTCCTAGCATCCAACGTACTAACCCACTGAACCCCTTTGATAAGGTCATCGTTTGCCCCGTAGAAGGTTTGTCGAGCCTGATTGACGGTGTGGGCTACTGAGGTAGCCACCAAAGCCTGCGCCTGCCTGTAATTGAGCGCCATGACGCCATCTGAGTATCGAAGCGCCTTGCTTCCCATGACACGCTTGGTGATCTGCTGATAGGACTCACCTTCAATGACACCCATACGCACCGCATCACGAATGCGGATGTAGCTGTCCTCTTCCAGTTTGTCGATCCACTCTTGCAGAATCTTGCCCTCAAATGGGCGCGATTCCACTGCCGCAATGATGGTTTCAGCCGCAGGCATCACCAGATTGAGTTCAATCGGGGTGGAGTCTTGGATCACGGTGTCTTGATGCTCTGCTTCATAGACCGCCAGATCCTTGAGTTCCGTCTGCAAACGATCTTCAGCCACTCGCCAAGACTCGCTAATGATCGTTCGAACGCCTTGCAATTGCTGTTCAAGGCGGTCGGCCTGCCATTCGGTGCTGACGGTGTTGAGTTGTTGCAATAGATCCGCTTCAACTTCCTTGAGAAGCGCCGTAATCTCTCGCGCAATCTGCGCTTGATAGCGCAGAAGGTAAACCTGATGCGCTATCGCCAGATCACGGATCTCGTCGTTGGAGGTCATGCGGTGGGCGGCAGATTAGTCCGTGTAGGCGGGAGGCCGGGGGCATTAAGGTCAATGCGCTCTAACTCGTCCGCGAAATTGGTGTCAGCCGCGATGATGTCGCCCTTGACTAAGTTGTCGAACAGGGTCTGATGAGAGATTGCACCGGCCTGCCAAGACTGAACCAGCGCCTGCACATCCTGATACGTCAGTGAGTTCGGGAGATAGACGCGGTTGATCTCGACCCTGACGGGGCCGGTCAGGCCGGTCCAGTTCACCATCCACTCAAGGCAATGCGTCAAACCAATGCTGATGCTCTGCGCGATGGATGCAAGGACCGAGTTTTCACCGGCCTGATGAATCGCCGCCGCCTGCGCGGTTTCACTCACTTTGCGCTCCGGGGCCAAGATTCTGGCTCCGAGTGTGGCCATCATGGCCTCTTTGGCTCTTAGGGCTTCCCTGAGTTCGGATAAGCCTTGGCCGGTGAATTCCAGATAGAAGGCTTGGGAGGAGGGATCGGGAAGCAACCAGGCCGTTCCTGATCCGATCCGAAGCTGTGTGGAGTTATCGTCAGAGTAAAACCCTGTAACCACAGGGGTTGGGAGTCCTGTGAAGTGAAGTCCGTGTTCGTAATCGGCGGTGGTTCTGTAATGAGACAAATTGACATCAACCAGATCCAGGAGAGGAGGTTTGTCCACACTGGGGGTATTGTCACGGACGCCGAAGAATTCAAACGGGATACGAGCAATCGGGCGTCCTTGGCTTGTGGGGAAAATTGTTTCGGCAACATAAAAAGCCCCTCGCTCATCCTTGCGGAATACCCGTTGGCGGTATACGCCATTGGGGAGATCCAAAACTCGGTATTGCTCTTCGCATTCGTACTCAAATTCGTCCTTGGCAACCTCGTACTCTTCTTCCAAGACAACCAGAACTAGCATTTCGATCCCGGCGATGCGTTCCGTGCGCCAGTTGATGATGGATTCCGCATCGTAAAGGCGCATATATGGGCGCATTCCTTGAGCCTGCGCCTGTGCTAATGTCAGGGCCTCCGTCATCGGCGGGTGATCTACCAAGACGCCTGCACGGCCTAGCATCACCACTTCCTCGGCCACCATTTCCGCAAACTGGTGCAGATTCACGCCTGACATCGTGACATCAGCGGTGATTGCCTCTAAGGCTTGCGGGTACTCGGTGATCGGTGGCTTGATGAACAATAGGCCGGTCAAACCATCAATCGTGCGCTGAGTAGCGTTGTAGAACAATGCACGTTGCTTGTACGCCTTGTACTCCTGATCCGTCTGGCCTGACAGCCGGGGGAGGTACGCAATACCGTACTTATGGATCTCATCCTGACCCTCGGCGGCGTGTTCGCACCGCTCCCACTGGTCATAATGCTCGTCATACTCTTCGTGCTTTGTGTCTACTGCCATGCTAAATACCTACAACGAGTGCCAAACGGGGGCGATTACTCTGGATAGGATAGCGATATACCACAAAATAGGACGCCGCGTCATTGGTGTGGTCGAATCCCGCGCCTTTATCCGGCTCACCTGATTTGTTGTACGCCTGCTTTTCCAGTGATTCTGCCAGCATCGGGCAACGGTCCACGTTGATGAGATACTCGCGGTTTTCAAGTGACTTATTCATCGATAACACCCTGTCCTTTACCGCAGGGTTTCTTGTGTTCACACAAACCACAAATCCGGCGGCTCTAAGAAGCGCATGATCCGAGATTGAGGCGTTGTTGGTCTTTCGGGCCGAGCCGGAGGCGTCCGGGTACACGAAAATGCGGTGGCCCCGGTAGCGTTCCTGGATGATTCGAATCATTTCCGGCGTGTCGAACACCTTCACCAGTTCGTTCACCGCCCTGGGCTGATTGTCTCTGACCACATGGACAATGGCCGACATATTGGTGACGTTGAAGTCCATCCCGATGTGGAGCGGTTCCCCTGGCTGTTCCACCGTGTTGGTGTGGTTGAGCCTTCTGTCATAGCCGGGGTAGACGGAACCTGAGTTAAGGTTGACGAACTGGCCGTCAAGGTACGCCGCAAGCTGTGAGGTGGAGTAAGTGGCCTCCAATTGCTCGACGTACCCATCGGGTAGGTATGGGTTACTTGAGGTCGGGGCGCGGATGAGTTCGTACCCTGGGCGCAATGTCTTACCGAAAGCCTCATACATCCACCCGAATCCTTCCGGCGTAGACACCGCCGCCAGAGTATTCGGGGTGTTATCCGGCTTCTTTTGGCGGCATCGGCCTAACATCTTGGACCATACATCAGCCGCCTGCTCTGGCCGGAGGGTGTCGGCTTCGTCGATCACCGCGTCCGCGACTTCGAAACCGACCAGTCTGTCCGGCGTATCTGCCGATCTGAAGATAATCTGCGCTCCGTTTTCAACTGTGATGATGTTATCTGCGCGATTTAGTTTGTAAGTGACGCCCCACTCTTCAAACAAGTTCATAAACCTGGGGTACGCAATCAATCGGATCAAGTCGAAGGTCGGCTCGACAAAACCGAATGACAGGTTGGGGTATTTCAAGGCGCGTAACGCAATCCGCACCACCGCCGCATGGCTCTTCCCCGCCCCATAACCAGCCACCATACCGGGGTGCTTCGCATCAGAAAATACAAAGTCTTCCTGGGGGACGGTCAGGCTTATCTTGATCTGTTTGGGCGGTGGCGTCATAAATGTAAAGTTATTTTGACAAAAAGAAATTTTGCTTGGTGTAAAAAAGGGTTGACAGGTTGAAATTATGCTCGGCTATAGGATGGAGGACTCGCGGCTCGGCTGAGAAAAAGGGGTATGCCCCCGTATGCCTCTCTCGCCTCACACGATCCCCGTCATAGCACAAACGAAAAACCTTCACCCATATCCGTCTTGCATACTTTCGCGTCTCACAAACGATTCTAGCCACCTTTACGCCATACGCTCGCACGTTACAGGCCATTTTCGATGCAATGCGGACTTTACATAATAGAG